AATACGCAACGCTAGACTGAGCTTTTACAAGATCAGACACACCGTCTTCTATTTCTTTTTCATAAATTTTCATGTAGTATACCTCTCAAGATTACTATACACAAGATAAAAAATTTTTGACAATTATTGGACTTTTTCAGCAACAAAAATGGCTACGACATGCTTTCTAAATAAATCGACTGGCATGTTTGATATTGAAATATTATTTTCATTGAGAAGTGTTTTAAAGGTTTCTGGCGTTGACACATTAGCTTTTAATATATTACAAATGGCTTTATCTGTGACTTCTTCAAGTATCGGTAAATTCGTGAAAACATCTAGCTTAATAGTCTCTAAATCCTTAAATTGAGCTTTTGTTAATTGCCTCAAGTTTTTCTTTGACAAAGAGTTCAAATAAGCATTATTAACAACACTTGATATTTTATCCCAAGCATTATCAGACCAAACTAACAGTTCAGCAACTCCGGGTGTAGATTTTGGCTTTTCGCTTCTTTGTTTTCTTGGTACAGAGTCTTGAGAATTAAACGGCCTTCCTTTAGGCTTGATGTCCGTATTGGTGTTTTGGCTTGGTGTATTTTTTTGTTTTTGTTTTTCCTGCCTTAGATTAATTTGTCCTTGCTTATCCATTTTTTCCATATCTTGCTGATGATTTGGATTATGGTAAGGACTAGCTTTTGGTGGGCCAGAGTTTTCTCTCTTGTCGAGTTCTCTTTTAATTCTGATATTTTCAATCTGAGGAATTTCTTTGAATCTCTCAAGAAGTGTTTCGTGACTAATAATATCACGATCAGCAAGTTGTATGAGAAGATTCTTTTCGGCAGCTTCGTCTGATAGGGTCATTTGATCAAATTGTATATGAGCTTTATATCTGAATCCCATAGCTTGTCTGACTAATTCCAATTCCTTTTCCCAGAAGCGTAAAAGTTGATCTCTTCCATACTGTAATCTTTCCAAAAGTGTTTTTAGAGATATGAAATTGTTAGTAAATCCACCACCATTTGTGGCCATACCAGTAAGTGTTGGCGGTACACCGAGTCCAGCATAGATACTATTCAAAACAGAGGTATACTTTTCAGAACCAAGGAACTTATAAACTTCGCTACTTGATTCCTGAAATGACAACTCTGGACCCCATACGAGTTCCATAGTGCCACCACCAACATTACTGGCAAGAATGTCTCTAAGTTTATTTATAGCAGCTTTATTTGGTAAAATTTTATGATCTAAGCTGCCCAAAGTCCAGAGCCTAATATTTGATATTGCACCATCAAGCGCAGACATATCAGCAAGACGCATTTTTTCTAGCATAATAATATCGTCTAGAATGGCGTATATCATAGGGTTAGCCCACTGTCTCCAATCGTCTTTTTTGTAATAAAAAACACTTAGACGTTCTTGATCTAATGGTATGTCTTTGTCGCCCCTGATTAAGCTTTGTTTGATTGTTGGAGGTAACGTCTCTAGCACATGATTTGGTATGTCACCAGCTCTGAACTTATCAAAAAATGAGTTAGTAGTTATTGTGTAATTCTGTAATCCCATAAACAAAGAAAGGTTTCCGTCTTTCATTTTAACAGTTAATGGATTAAAGAAATTATACCTCCACGGAATTTCTTCTTTTGTAGAAGAAGGTATCTCTACCTTGATGTCAGAAGACAAAGCCTTCATATACTGCTTCAATTTAGGAGTAATATTGGCGTAGCTTCTATAAATAATAACATTGCCGGTTTTGTATAGATTATTAAGAAATCTTTCAGATCTCTCTTTACCGTTAACACTTCTAAACCATTGTTGATAAAACTTTTCGACAGATTTATCTCTGTGTACAATTTGAATCCCTTGACTTCCAAAATCACCCATTAAGTCAATTATATTGCGAATGATACCAACTTTATCATAAGCATCCATACACATTTTTATAACACGACGTTGCTGCTGCGGGACAGCCTCTTCTGGTCTAAAAGCATAATAATCACTAGAGTGAAAACCGGGGCGAACAGAGCGGTTAGGCTCAATATCTATAAAATGACGATAAGTACTACCCTGAGATTTGCTTAAGCCACTATAAGAATCTACGTTTTTCGAAAACTGAGACATAGCATTAGCTTTGCTGTTTTCGTCTTCTTCTCGCCAAGTTAGCATATCTTCACTCATTTTTTACCTCAATTTAAATGTAATCGCATTGCATATTTATTAATACACATCTTTCATCTGATCTGAGAACCAACTTGGACCAGTGTACATATTTTGGTTATTATCTGCTTTTTTATAACCACCAGTAGCAAATCCACCATAAAATTCATAATCTGCCTGCGTAGGAGTTCTATGCAATATTCTAGCGGCCATGTTTGCCATTAACAATGCAGAATATCTATCTTTTCTCATTTTGCTTTTTTTACCAGTTCCTACGATCACTTCTGGCGTATCCCATCTGTCACGACCAGCAGATGTTTGAGTCATTTGTATCATTGACAGTTCGTCCTTTAGTTCTTCTATGTCTAGGACGCACTCCTCTAGTGTGTCAAACATTCTGTTTTTGATTGAATCTTCTTGTTCTGAGATTGCTAAACTTACTGTGTCGAAATGGGGAAATAATAAAACTTTATCCTCAAAGTCTTTTCTCATTCCATGATTTGCTTCAGCTAGCCAGTCATATTTGGCAAACTGGCACATCTCTAGTATATGTAAGCCTCTTTCGCCGTCTGTGTCTTTGGGCTTATCATCATCTATGGTTGGCCATATTGCAACTTCTCCATCTTTAATTTTATCATTATCATGTAATGACTCCATAACGGCAACGCCGCCACCTTGAGCATCCATAGCTATGTGAACGCATGGGAACAGCTTCATTAAGTCTCTAATTTTTCTAGCACAATACGCATAGAAGTCAGTTTCTGTTGAGTAACCTCTTTTTACTTTTTCTTTGTGTTCTGATCGCGTGGTTGTCCAACAGTGAACTATTCTTCTATGATCAAGACTAATTTCTAGAACAACAATGCTAAAATTATCTACTTCGGAAGCTGGGTCAACGCCAAATATATAGCGTTTATCTTTATCGCCCATGAGGCTTGCTTCAAAGAATATTGGGTCATTATTTTTATTTTTGATAGATCCATCCTCTGTAACCACACAAGACTCTATGAGCGAACGTTTAAAGAATCCTTGTGAGTCTCTTGTAAAGCAAGCTCCATACTCCATCTGGTAAATACCAGCGTGAACAGTAGCCTTTGATCTTGCTACCTGATCAGCATCCATAAAACCTTTAGGTAAAAGCTCATACGGCATACGTATAATCGAGTATTGGGTCCAATCAAAACTTTCTGGTGGATCTTCTCCAAATATTTCACGAAGTCTAGATGGGTCGCCTTGACTTTTTATGATTGATTTCCATTTTTTCCAATAAGTAGCGAAATGGTTAAAGTCATAGTAAGCAGTGCCAGAAAGAATAATTTGATTATCTTTCTTTACCTCTTTTTCTTCTATTTCAAGTTGAATGCCAAGTTCGTTTGCTTTTTTTTGGGCAGCTAACCGCTTTACGTTTTCGACGGGATCTGCACTAACAGCGGCAAAACCAGCAACAACATTTTCGAAAATCTCTCTTGGTATAGAGGCAAATTCATCAGCAATGATATCGTTTGCTCTCTGACCTCTGATTTTCTGCCCATCGCCAAGCGGAAGGCAAGTAACAGTGCTGTCGTTTAACCGTAGGGTGCATCTATCAGTATCTCTACGTGGGCCACTATCTCCATCGCATATATCTCTTAACATTGGAGAATTTCTCCATATCGTCTCCATATACTCAAAAAGAACCTTAGACTGTCTGAATGCTGCTCCGACCACAACTACCTTTCTGCGGGGCAATATGAGCGCCCTAAGCACAGCATAGAGTGAAAGCATGAATGATTTACCGAAGCCTCGACTAGCAATGAGCATAGGAAACTTTCTGAGCCAAAGCTCCTTTAAGAAAAGCGACTGAGAGGGAAGTAGCTGTACGTTAAGTATGTGCTTGGATATAAACGATAAATATTCTGGCCTAGTCATAAGATAAGACAGACGGTGCGTAAAATCGTCTGAGGTTGGATCTACGAACGACATAGGATTGAATAGGTCTATATCAATATTATCAAGACCTAGCCAAGCTTCATCGATGTTTTTTATTTTATTTGTTGCCATGAATTTATAACCCTGTCTGCAAATCCGTAGTAAACAGCATCTTCTGCGTTAATATACCAATCTCCAGATTTTAGCTTCGTATTTAAAAAGTTCTTTACTTTAGAAGTACAACCCTTTCCATATTTTTCTAAGAAGTATTGGCCGTTTACACACTGTGAAGCGTATATGTCTAGCATGATATCGCATATATACTTTTCGTATTTAATCCAATTTTGGACATTGAGATAATGGCCTCCAGCAGCACTGCTGCCGTAGTGAGACATAAAATAAGTATTTGGTGTTATTAGTCTAGAATCTGCCGCTTGAAATATAATACTACTCATGGATTCTGCTTGCCCGTATGCAACAATAGTTACGTGACACTTAGACATAGTTATAGCATCATAAATAGCCATACCATCAGACCACTCGCCTCCAACGCTCTGCATATGAATGACAATTGGTTTGTCTGATTTTAATTCTAAAGCCCTTATATTCTTTAAGAAAGTATTAGACATTTTGTACTCAACTCCCGGATTTTCATCGTCTCCAGAAGTGTAATAGTTGTGTAAAAATATTTCTCTTGTGTCTAGGTTAGCGCCATAATTGTGCAAATCGTATAGGAGATCTTTGTCATTGTTGTTCATCTTATGTCTTTCTCCCGATAGTATACATTTCGTTAATTCGCTTGAAAATGCTGCTAACAGCAAGGAATGCTGTATGTTTGTCTCCGCAGAAGAGTACGTGTACGTCATTGTATAACTCAAATTCTATTAGGCACTTTAACATATACTTACCAGTTATTTTTAACGAAGCCTTGTTCTTTACTGGTATCCTAGTGTCTTTGGGAAATTTTATCAAATCTTCTAATGAGAATTCAAGAACAAGATATTTATGAGGGAATGGCTCCATCCTGTCTATTTCATTTAAGAAAGCGTATTTCTTTTGTCCTAAATTAATAGCTAATTCTTCTACGCAACCTTTACGCTCTATACATATCTTGTCTTCTAGTCCTTCAATTGTATAGTCTCCAGTGTCTAGCTTGTGTTCTATCATTCCAGCACAAGTATTAAACTTGCTGAAATAATATCCATCTTGCTCTCTAGTGTCTTTAATAACCGTAAAGTCTGGAGCTTGTTTATATTTTGCCATTAATAATCTCTCTGAATAAATTTTCGTAATGGGATTCTTTTCCAGTTATAGATTTATGACAGTGGTTGCACAAAGTGATTCCGTTTGAAGGCTCATATCGAAGAGAAGACGCGCTAGACCATTTTTGTATGTGATGAACGTTTAAGTTTTTTCTACTCTTGCAGTTAGGCATCTGGCACTTAAATCTATCTCTATTAAGTACAGATATTCTAAATTTCTTATATTCTGGATCGTTATAGTCTCTTCTCATAATGCATATACTTTATCTATTCTGAAGTATCTTCTTATTTTCCTACAAATTATACGTGTTTGAATCGAATTATCTTGTTTGGTAATTAATCTCATAAGTCTTTGCATAGCTATTTCGCAGGCATCGTCGGGGTCAGAAGCCTCTATAAAGAGTATGGCAAATGGGCTATGAAACTCATACAAATTAAATCTCATTAATTCTTCGTAAACATCAAAAAAGTCTACAAATAGTTTATAGTTGCGCATCCAACATAAGTTTTATTAACCCCTCCAAGTTGGTCTTGGGTTGCCAGCCCAGTTTATTTTTGGCTTTTGAACAATCTCCTTTTAAATAGTCTACTTCCGATGGCCTGTAAAATTCTTGATCTATTACATATAAATTTCTATAGTCTGTTATTCCAGCAGTATAGAAAGCTATGTTTAAAAACTCTGCTATGGTGTGAGTTTCTCCTGTGCATACAACATAATCTTCTGGGTGTTCTTGCTGTAGCATAAGCCACATTGCTTCTACATAATCACCAGCATATCCCCAGTCCCTGTAAGCTTCTAGGTTTCCGAGTCTTAGTTTTGGGAACTTATCGTTATTTATACTAATGTAATCGTCGCTAAAAAATAATATTGGATTTTCATAAGAATTCCTCCAATGAATAAAATCGGCTATCCATTTGATAATTTTTTGCGTAACAAAGTTTGCGCCCCTACGTGGACCTTCGTGATTAAATAGTATGCCAGAGCTAGCGTGTAAATCATAACCACCGCGATACAAACTAACGGCATAATGAGCGGCGCACTTAGAAATCGCGTATGGTGACTGTGGCATGAACTTAGTGTTTTCGTTTTGGTATTTATTTCCCATTTTGTCCAAATCATAAGAGCTTCCAAACATTTCGCTAGAAGAGGCTTGATAAAACTTAACGTGTCGCATATTTAGGTCTACAAGGCTCTGTAATAAGTTTAGACAGCCTTTTCCAGTAATATCCCATGTAAGTGCTGGTTGCTTAAAAGAGGTTGCCACATGCGACTGTGCCGCTAGATTGTAGACTTCATCAACGTCTTCGTTATCTTTGAATATATTAATTACACTACTTACATCCGTGATGTCTCCCTCGATTAACTTGAATCTTTCGTGATTGATAATATGTTTAATTCTTTGTGTATTGTCCGTACTGCAACGCCGAGTGACGCCAACGACATAATATCCTTTATCTAAAAGAAGATCTGCTAGGTGGCTTCCATCCTGTCCCGTTATTCCTGTGATTATTGCTTTCATTTTATTTCCTAACTATCCAAGAATTTTTATTAACAAACTCAATACGTCCTTTGAAATTTTCATCAACCGCTTTAACAACGCCGGGGAAGTGTGTTGAATAATCGTGTCCAGCTATATATCCACCATTTTTTACTTTTGGAAGCCAATGTTCTATATCTTTTTTTACAGCCTCGTAAGTATGAGTCATATCTATATAAACAACGTCGCAAGAAAGATCGGCAAATGTTTTAGAGGCTTCAATGGAATCCATGCGTATTGGCATGAATTTTCTATCTCCCATATTGTTTAAAAATATTTCATATATGTCAGTTACTGTTGCTAATTTATGTGTAGTTTCAAGTTCATCTGGTGATCCTTTCCATGTATCTACTATATAGATATTTATTCTAGAACCAGCAATATCGCAAAGATAAGAAGAACTGCTTCCTAACCAAGCTCCACACTCGACAAATGTTCCTCCGTCTGGAACTTTAGAAACAAGAAAATCAAATGTATTCTTGTAATCAAACCATCCTTGTATTTGTTCGTAATTTTTCATTTTATCCAACTTTTTAATGCATTGTGAAAACAATAGCCCTTAACGGAAAAGAAATCTTCTGGCTGTCCGCACTCCAAGTAATCATTTGGATTATCTTTAAGATGAGACAATATGTTTGTTTTATATTTTACTCCTATGTATTCTGAAATATACATTGTTAACAAAAGAGGGCCGTGATATGGCTCATCTTTAAGTTCATTTAATAGCTTAGTAAGTATAGGGTTGTTTGGTAAGCAGGCGAATACACCATTACAAACATGGAAAGCTTTTCTATTTGGATTAACGCAAAAAAAACTTTTTGTTATAAGATTATCAAACCTTTTGCTGCATAAAAAATCAACATCTAAGTATATACCGCCATACTGATTAAGTAGGTAATAACGTAGTATATCTGCTTGAAAGGCGTACTTATTTATTTTACCATATCTTTCCATTTGTGACTTGCATTTATCTGGCATATCAGGAATATTTTCATTACACCAAAACTTGTATTCGTAATCATAAAAAATTTTACGATTAATATCGCAGTATCTTTTTATGTGGTCAGGCATTTGGTTTGGCCCTATCCATATTTGATGAAGTATTTGTGGAATCATTTGAATTGATAGATATTAATATATCTTGAGTATCCTAAGTGATTATTATTAGATTCTTTTTCTGATATTATCAAATAGTCATTTAGGCTGAATGGTGTAATGTTTGTGTTTATTTTGTAAAAACCCCATCCGCTTTTATGAGAAATATTATCTTTCACATCATTGAAGCTAGTGCATGAAAAAAATTTACATGAAGATCTACACTTATTTACAACGTGTATACCTAAGTCGATTGTCATATGGAATAAAACATCTCTACAAATAATTAAATCTACATATGGGTATTGTTCTGTAACAATATCCTTAGTTTCAAATTTAATATCATGGGAGCCATAGGATTTTTTATTGTCACTAATCATTGTTTCACAAGCGTCCCACCCTACATAAGTACAGTT